GCTCCTATGTCAGTTGCGTCTGCTGCAACCGCAGTTACATCTGATGAAATACCAGCGACTGTAGTTACATTACTTGCTATTCCAGCAACTGTAGTTACATTACCACTAATACCTTGTACAGTATTTAAGTTGTTTATATTATCAGCTACAGTCTGGATTCTAGTTATATCATCCGAAACTGTTTTGATTGGGTCATCTTTTACTGTAATAGTATTACCCATACCACTATGGGCTGTGCAATAATATATAAAACTTGTTGGCTGTGATTCAGGTACTACAAGTTGTATTTTTGCTCCAGCTTGTCCCTGAGTGCCAGTAACAGTAACACCAGTACTATAAGCACTACCACCGCTTGAGAAACGGAATGGGTGCGTTGCGTTTGATGCATCACTTAAATCAAATGTATATGTCCAACCCTTGTATAATGTTAGTGCAGGCTTATCTACACCATCAATCATAAACTTACCCGTAGCTGCTGTAACAGCAAATGAAATCTCGTCTTCTATAATATCTGCAACTATATCAAGTGATCCGTTAGAACTACCTGTACTTACTGCATCTGTTATGAGACCTAAATCTTCACTGTATGTTATAGCACCTGATACAATAGATATATCATTTAAAACTGATTGATTTGGTGTTACATTAGAAAATGCACTACCTGTATATACCTGTATATTATCATTACTACTATCATACCATAAGTCACCTTCTGCCAAAGATGAGCCATCATTTCTTTGTGTAGGCTCACTTGCAGAAATAATATATAAATCAGCAAAGTTATTAATGTCTACTACGTTTGCACCAGCATTTACAATATTGGTTATATTATTTGCAACTGTTGTGACTTCTGTAGCTTTAGGTACAAGCCTATGAAAAGTATATGTGTGTAGTGTGCTTGTAGATTCTACCAAGAATCCGAAACCCGAAGGTATGGCAGCAGTTACACCAGTTACAGTAATATTAGCATTATCTGCTAAGTTACCGTTAACTATTGTAAGTGTTGTACCACTAGGAGTTAATGTACCACTTGCAGCTTTTATACTTAATATAGCTGCTTGTCCTGTTGACCCTTGTGGGTTATCGTTAGGAAAGTGTTGTTCACTAGCTATGGCTGTAAAACCACCAACATCATCAACAAGGTCAATGATTCTTGCATTAATAGCAGCAGTTGTAGCTACAAATGAATCAGAGTTACTCCAAGTCATTCCACTGTTAATATTTTCAGTAGAGTCTTGTCTTAAAAATCTAGCTTCAGCTTCTGTTTCTGTATAATATCTATTATCTAACTGACCAGCATCTAGTTCTGTTTCTGTGTAATATCTACCATCTAATGTGCCTGTTGCTATCTCTGCATTTGTAACAGCACCACCTTGTATGTGCTCAGTTCCGACAGCATTATCAGCTAGTTTAGTACTATCTATAATGTCAGGTTCTAAATGCACTCTGTCTATAGAACCATCTACGTAGTGTTCAGAGTTAACTGCATTATCTTGTATGTTATCACCATCTATTATATCGTTAGCTAAATGTACATGATCAATAGATCCGTCTACATAATGCTCAGAATTAATTTGGTTATCAGCTATAAGTGCATTAGTTATTTGATCTGCACCTATATCAACTGTTTGAATTGATCCGTTAACTATGTTATTACTAGTAACTGTTATATCTGTAGGTAATGCACCACTACCTAGCTTTTCCATAGTTACATTGTCATCTAATATTTTGACTGTTGTAACTGCATTACTAGCTAGAGCTGTAGTGTCTACTGACCCCGGTGCATAGTGTTCAGAGTCGATAGAATCAGCAACATAGTGCTCGGAGTTAACTGCATCATCTGCTAATCTAGTACCATCTATAGCATCTAGTGCTATTTTTTCTCTTGTTACAGCTTTATCTTCTATATCATAAGTCTGTATTTTATGATCGTTATGTTCTTGTAATGCTCTAAGAACTTGTTTTTGGTTGTTATTTAGGTCGTCTGCCTTGACTGAAGCTCCAGCTGTAAATGTAGCTTTACCTTCTACAGCAGTATTACCATTGTTCATCACGTCTGTTTGACGTACAACACGAACGACGCTTGGGTTAGCTGGGGCTGTAAGACTACCTGATGTATTCCATGTTACTGTACCACCAGTAATAGTATAGTTAGGTATAGTGTAGTCGTTTTGACTAGAGCCTCCATTTGTACTCTCCACTCCATCAACATATACTTTTATTTCATCTTCAGAAAATGTAGTAATAGTAAATGCAATGTTAGAGCCGTTCGCCGTTTGTTGGTGAAAGGATTGTTGTGACATTATTTGTATATGTTAAGAATGTTTGCGGATGCACTTCGTTTATCTATTTGTGCTTGTTTTTCTGCACGTTGTTTTGCAATAACGTTTGCTATATTAGGATCGTCTTTAATTGATGCCCATGCTTTTTTCTTAGCACGTTTAAACAGTCTGTCTATAATTCTATTATGATAATAGTCTCTAGCATTAAACTGTGCACGTTTGCCTGCACGTATGTCTTCATACATTTTTTCCATAGATGCTATCATCTTAGGATCTTTAGCAAACTTATCTAGTTCTAATTCTAAGTTAAGAGAACCGAGTGCTCGTTGAAATTCTGATCTAATATAAGGATGGTCAGTTAAGTTTGTGCTATCTGGTGCAAAGTATGTAGATGTACGTAAATCATAACCACTGTCAAATAAGAAGTTTCTACCCTCACTCTGTTCTAAATTAAGAGTAATAGGACTTACTGCGTTATATGCACGAGTAAGAAAGTCCCAATCTTTTAATGGTTTACCGTTAAGCATATCATACTTAAGAGGTAACTGTTTTTCAGCAAGATTTTCTGTAATTAAGTTTCTGTTACGTATAGACTGATACACACCTGAGTTTATTTCACGCATGTAAGGGGTAAATAGTTTACCTAAGTCGTTACGAAGACCAGATAGTGGTACTGAGTTGTTAACTAATCCAGATACAATACGACCTCCTTGGCCGGGTCTACCAGCAAATAAGTCAACAAAAGACTGTATACCAGCTAAATATGATTTACTTGTAACAGCCTGTGCTACAACAAGAGATATTTTACCTAGTTCGTTTTCTGTCCACTCTTCACCCATAAGTTGACTTGCATCACCTACGTCAGCTATTGTAGACATAATAAGGTTAAATGGTTCAAACTGGTCGTAACCAACACGCACTGCACCTACTTTAAATGTTCTAGGTTCCCATTTACCATCAAGCCATAGTTGTCTTTTTTGTCTATCTACAGGACCATTACCGTTAAGGTCGCCACGCATCCATGCCTGTGTAGCCATAAATGTAACCGCAGATCCTATTGCCAATCGGCCTGTTTGTAAAGCTCGTGCGTTAGCTAACTCTTCTGGAGTAAATATACCATACTTGTTTACACTAGCTAAATCGTTAGGATTAGCAAATGCTATATCATTAAATTCTTTTACAAGAAAGTTAAAACCGGGAGTATACTTACCTGTTAATGCAAGTCCGTTTACACCAGTTCTAGCAAACAAAAAGAATGGTTTAGCTAAAGGTGTAGCACTAAATACATCGTTAAGACCTTTTGCAAAGCCTGTAAGATCCTGTGTTAATGTTACTTCTTTACGACCAAACTTTGTAGCTTCATCTATGATATTACCATTAGCATCAAATACCTGTGCATAGAAATCATCTTCATATGCTTTCATTAACTCAGGTGTAATTTTAGGTGTCTTATAACCATTATCCTGTAACTCAAGAACTTTACGCATAGCTTTTTCACGCATCTTAGCACGACCAAGTACGTAACCAAACGCATCGTCAGTTGCTGCCATTATCTTAGTAGAGTATGTCAACAAGTTACTGTTGTTCATTTGACGTGCCATGTTAGCTACACGGAAAGCTGCTTGCTCTCCTTCAGTAGCTCGACCACTATCTTCTGCCCAACGACGTAGTATTTCCCAGTTATCATCTGCCTGTGTAAACTCTGCATAACGTGTCTTGATAGATCTTATATCACCTTTCCAGTATGAGTTAAGCTTGCTTCTAAATATAGTAAATGATTCTGGTATAGATTCAACCATACCATTAACTGATGCAAGGCTTGCTCTAACGTCAGCTACGTTTCCGTCAAATGGTAGTCTTAAAACTGATCCTAATGCTGTAGCTAAAGGTCTTAATACTGTTGCAGTAGATGTACCCATAATAGCTCGCATTGGTGTTTTAGGACCAGACAGTATACTGTGAGTCATTACACCTTCTAGCTCACGTATCATAGCACCTGTTCTGTTAGGACTTGTAGCCTCTAACTGTCCACCGAGTATAGTTTTTCTTGCCCAGTTGTCAAAATCATCTAATGTATTAACACTATCTATCATAGAAAATGCTTCATACAAAGCGTTGAGTAAGTTATCATCTTTGTCATCACCAGCAATTTTGAGTATAGACATAATAGAGTCTTTAGCATCTGTT